TCAGTGCATTAGATCCTGAAGAGATTGTATCTCTAGTACAAGAGTATACTAGTCCTAATAAAGAAGTTAATCCACAAATTAAAAAAGTTATTAAAGGATTTGATAAGGAGAAACCAAAATTACCGCCTCCGTATACAAAAATAGATAAAAGTTCTAAAAAGAAAAAAAAATTATCGCCTCCGTATACAAAAGTATATGCTTACGGTGGCAGAGTAGCAAGGTATAAAAAAGACAATGCAAGAAGATAACGATAAAGATATTTGTCCCAAGTGTGGTAAAGAAGGTTGCAAGTGTGACCCGGATCAACCTTGTGCGTGTGATGAAGAAACCCCTGTTGAAGAAGACATTGCCAATGTACAAGAAAGTATGAAGAAAGCTTACGCTAAGAAAAGTAGTGTAGAAAACAGCTTTCAAGACGGTATCATAGAATCCTTTGAAGAGTAATCAATTGTATGGGACGAGCAAGAGGTAGACCTGCAAAAGATAGTGCAGAAAAGAGAGAAGACAAAATAATTTTAGAACGTAGCTTACCCCAAGTTTCACGTATGCCTGTTATTGGTTTGAGAAAACCACCAAGTAACTTAGAACAATGGATGAGGTATATGGAAAATAAATATAATCTTAAACGTAAAGATAAATATCAACCAAAAGGTAAAATAAAACCTTTAAAAGATTATGAAGCGTAAGGTTAAATACATTGGCTAGACCACGTTTATCTATCGGTTCTAAAGGGGCGTATAACCTCTCCCGATTAGAAAAGAAAAAAAGGGAAGAACGAAAGAAGGTAAAGAAAGCTAATCAGGCTATCAGCGATGCCAAGAAGAAATTAGCAAAACTGAACGGTAACCAAAAAGATCTCAATAACGCAAAGAGATTAATGAGCAAAGGCGGTTTAGCCGTAGAAGAAAACATAAAGCGTTTACCGAAGCACGTACAGAAGACCTTAGACAATAACACACAGATATTATTTAGTCCGAATGATGGCCCACAAACGGACTTCTTAGCTGCCCCGGAAAAAGAAGTACTCTACGGTGGTGCAGCAGGTGGCGGTAAATCCTTTGCAATGTTAATGGACTTGCTACGTTACGCACACAACACAAACCACAGGGCTTTGTTACTTAGAAGGACATTAGCAGAACTTACAGAACTTATAGACCAATCACGGAAGATATATCCACAAGCATTTCCCGGTGCTGTGTTTCGAGAGTCCAAGAGTACATGGTCGTTTCCTAGCGGTGCAACAGCACTCTTCAGTTACGTTGACAAGGACATTGACGTAACACGTTACCAAGGACAAGCTTTTACGTGGATAGGAATAGATGAATTAGGACATTATCCTACAGCATATGTCTGGGATTACCTACGAAGTAGATTACGTACTACAGACCCTGAAATAGAAACATACATGAGGGCTTCTGCTAACCCCGGTGGTAGCGGAGGATGGTGGATAAAAAAGATGTTTATAGATCCTGTGCCCCCTAATCAACCTTTCTGGGCTAGGGACGTAGAAACAGGAAAAGTATTA